ATGGCGCGGCAGGTTAGGCGGGAATCACCAGGCTCTTGGGCGATTCATCCTTTTTAAGCGTCTTCTTGAAAAGGGTGTTCGTAGCCGAGTGGAAGACAACCACGCCTTCCGGGTCCATAAATCCGGGCGCGGCAGCACTGCCATACTCTCGGAGTGCTTCAATCGCCGCCTCAACCGCCGCATTGTCGAATACCCCGCTGTAGAGAATCGGCACGGTAGAGCAACAGGCTGGGAGATTTTCAGCGTTCCATCTGCCGGTGTTGAACAGGGAGAACCTTTTCTCCTTCAGCCCATATCCCCGCTGAATACCCTGCCCCCACCATTCGCCATAATGCCTACCGGGACCGAGCTTCCGCAACTCGTCTTCATTCTCCGCGCACCACTTGGCGAATCCGTAGTTATCGTCACCGGGAGTTATCCACCTGTTACGACTGCCTACCCACATCACCCCTTCATCATCAAACACGACCTGAGCATTTGTGCCGTCGAGTTTTTCAGTAACCACCATACCCCTTGCCAGTCTGCCTATTTTCTGAAATGAAATGAACTCCATGTCACACCTATGTATTTGAATTTGTTGGATAATCTAGAACGGCACGTCCTCGCCAGTGCCATTGTTCGACGGGTATGGTTCCGGCTCCTGCTGCTGCTCGGACTGCCCACCCTTGCCGTCAAGCATCTTCATCTCCCTGGCGATGATCTCGGTGGTAAATTTCTCGGTTCCGTTCTGGTCAGTCCACTTCCGAGTCTGGATCTTCCCCTCGATATACACCTTCGATCCCTTGTGCAGATACTCCCCGCATATCTCAGCCAGGCGGGAAAATGCAATTACCCTGTGCCACTCCGTCTGATCCTGCATCTGCCCGTCCTTGCCCTTGAACCGCTCGGTAGTTGCCATGCGGAGTGTCGCGACCGCCGTCCCGGCCTGGGTGTAACGGACATCAGGATCCGCTCCGAGGTTGCCGATGAGAATTATTTTATTTACCATGTTATGCCTCAGTCTTGTGATATGTGGTTACAGTTACCTGCTCTTCTTTCTTCTCGACAAAGCAGACAGAATCTTCGTCAAACTCCCATCCTAAATCTCTGGCGGTATTGTCCCCGGTCGTAGCCGCCCATTCGTACCCGATCAATTTCCCGCCGATGTCAACCACAACGAGGGTGCAGTTCCACCATCGGTGCTTTGATGTGACCTTGCTGTAAATTTGGTCTCCCTCTAACAACGTCTCCAGCAGGTCATCGTCCTCAATCCCATACTCGTTTTTTGCGTTGTACCCCTTCAGGTATTCCTTTACCGCCTCGTTCATTATTCCACCTCTTCCTCAAAGTTTTCATACTCGCTGGTACATTTCCAGCACACCGCTACGCCATCCTCTGCAATATCTCTTTCCGGGGTGTAATTCATCCCGCCACAGGCAGGGCACACCCATTCTCGTACTGACCTGTATGGTACGTTCATGTCGCCCCCTATAGTCGGTTTATTACATCTTTTTTCTCGTCAACCAACCGCCTAAACTCGCCAAGTCTCGTATCAATCATTTCAAACTCTGCCTGTGACTTGTCACGATATATCCTGTCAACGAACAACCTCTTTCCTTCGGGGAATGTCGCGCAGAAACTTACGAAGTCGATCCAATCCCGCTCGGTCTGTTGCAGGTTGAAGTACAGTTGCCATTTATAGGACGGGTCGTATTTACCCCTTTTGACAGTTGCAAAGTGGACAGTCTGAATGACGCTCTTTATTTCGATTACACCGTCATCATCGACCAGTCCGTCAGGGCTTACCCCAATATCTCCGTTTTCAAAGAACCCGCCGTTTAAGACAGTACAGAAATATTCCTGTTCGTATAGGCTGCGGGCTATAGGCTCTTGCTCATGCCCCCGGTCCATGTGCTCGTTGCTGAATCCGCCATCCTGCCGCACTCCGGTTATCTGCCCGATTGCGACCTGCACGGCTAGACCGTGGGCTGGATCTCCAAACGCCTTGCCATAGTTCGCCATGATCTTCCCTATTGAAGATCCGCCTATCTTCCCAACTCGCATATCGAGCCATTCATCGCTCCCTTGATCAACGTCATGAAATATCATTCTGCTGCCGGGGTTGCCGCCTCCTTGATAATGGCCTCTTTGTTTGCCTCTGATATCTCCATGTGCTTCAAGATGTCCTCAAAACTGGTCTTCTTCCTGTAGACATCAACCGCTCTTGTCCATGCAGGAGTGCCGGGGAGAAGTTCAGGCTTTCTGATTTTTGGCTTCTCGGATGAGATACGCAATCCTTCGACCGTATCACGCCCAAAGCGAACGCTAGGGTCAACGTATACCGTTACATGCGTTCCACCCCAATCGTCAATGTACGGGCTTCCTGTGAGGTTTTTGAGGGTACGTGAGTTTGTGGCATTAAGAATCATCGGTTTCAATTCTTCACCGGCCCTGATTTCCTTCTCGACCCAGTAAATCGTATTGAAATGATCCTTGGTCTTCTTCGTCTTGTCTTCATCAAGCGAAACCCTCTTGACCTGAAACGTCATCGGCTCAACAATATCTGCCGCTGAAAGGTACGGTGAATTGAATGCTTTCCTGTAGTGTGTCTTTTCGTCTTTGGTTTCCATTATTTTTCTTCCCCCTCAATCAATTGGTTTCTCCGCAGTGCCTCTATGTGCGCCCCTGCTGAGGTGTGAAACATATTCTTAACGCCATAGACAGTGCCGGTTCCGATGCCGGTTTCTACCAGCATGTAACTTTCCTCGTACCCCTTTTTAGGCTTGTAGTTGTCAAACACTTCCTCACCATCAATCCCGGCTGAATCTGTCACGGACACACGGACTTGCCCAACAGTCAGCGGACCTGAAACAGACTCGATCTTTGAGGGCCAGTGGTGCCGAGCCAGGACGTACACCTTGTCTCCGCACGAAAACTCTGTTTTAATTTCCATTATTTCCTCCGGGCCAGTAAATTGACTACCGCCTCAATAGTTTTAGCGAGATATGCCCCTTCGTTCATCGTGTTGTTGTGGATTGAATTTCTCCCTGTGCGGTGATGCCCCGGGCAGAGCGGGACGACTAGCCAGTTACTCGCCCGTTGCGACATCCCAGCGAATTGCCGAATGTGGTGGATCTCGGCGGGACCGCCGCAGACCATGCAGCCTAGCGAGGCTACAGCGTCTAGGTATTTCTTCTCGGTGATCATCGGTTGCCCCTGCGACTTGCCTTAGCAATCTTGCGAACATTCTTCCTGTTCTTTGAGTGAGTGCGCTTCCTCCGCTGTTCCATCGCCCTCTTCCACCGAGCAGCCTGAGCCATCCTGTCAAGATTAATCTGTTCCCTAATGCATTCATCGAAATCCATGCCCATCGTCAGTTTCATCATCACCATTCCTCCTTAGCAGAATACCCCAATCCGATATTCACCAACCTGAACGTCCGCATATTCCTGTGCGGCATATCATTCCAACTCGCCCCCTGCTTCCGCTGCCCCTTAAACGCCGACCTGATATGCTCCAGCGTCTCGTCAAGCGTTACGTGAGGCAGTGCCATCACCCTGTCGTAGTTGCGCCAGAAACGCCGCCTACGCACCTCAGCGTCGAATCTGCGCTCATCCATCCATCCTCTCCCGTATCACCAGTATCTGCCGGTCAAGGTCGGCTATGTTCTCCTTCAGCGTCGAAGCGTCCAGGACGTTGTAATTATTGCCACGCGGCGCATACAGGATGTTCAGGAGCGAATCGTGCATTGCTGCCCTGCGGTAGAGTAGGTATTTCAGTTCTTCTGCGTCTGTCATTTTTGATCATCCCCACTCAGGAACCTGATATAGAAAGGAGGTTCGGTTGTTACCGTTCCATCGCTTTTCTCAATGATGGCAATAGTGTAATTCCCTGGTCCTGATTCAAATTCCTCGAAATTAACACCCCAACAGTGGAACAAGCCTTCGTAGTCGTCTACCCAATTAAAATGAATATGGGCGGTATCAAATTTCTTCTTCATCACCATTACTTTCCGCATTTCATCCCACTCTTAATCCCCATTGCTTCGTAGTATGCGTCGTCGGCCTTGGGCAGAACAATCCCCAAGCCTCGCGCCAGGTTGTCAATCTCGGTTAAATATTCGCGCATGTTGGCAATGCTGGCGTTTTTGATAGATACACTTGCCAGAATGGACCGATACAGCCCCTCGTGTAAATCTGGTCGGGCATCTTTGACTATCAGCAGGTTGCAATACCCTTCCCTCAGCGTGTCGTGCTTATGGTTATCGGTGTCTTGCATGAAGATGTTCAGGAGAAACCGCTCCTTGAGTATCAGGTGCTGCTCGTCCTTCGTGTATCCCAACTCGCCCCCGATGATGCCTGCCCATTTGAAGTAAATCCGCCGCTGTTTGTCGGATAGCGTTTCGTCGTACTTCTTCACCGTGACCGAGAGTTTGCCGTCCTTGTCCAGCATGGCCGCGCAGACGTTGCTGACGATTGCGATATCTGACTGCTCTTGTACTGTGATTGTGCGGGCCATTATTCTGCCTCTTCCTCCGGGGTTGGTCTGCGCCATGTATACCACCCCGTCCTCTCTCCATCTGGCGACCACTTGTCTCCTGCTGTGTAACACAAGAGACGCCCGTCACCGTCCAATTTACCAGATGAATACCGCCTATACTGGTTAGCCCCCACAATCACCTTCTCCTTATCCCCCGGCACATCGATGTATTTCACCAGCTTGCCGTCGATTATCTGGTGCAGGGAGTCTTTCCAGGCACCTTGATATGCGGGCGTTGAGAATATTTTAATGCTTACCGCGTCTCCGTGGGTAGTGCCCCACACACTCTCGGTTTGGGTTGGCTTTTCATCATAAACCCACCACATACCGCCCACTTCCACCGCGCATCAATCTTCAGCTCTATCGGTTCGCTCATTTTGTCACCGCCTCCTTGACCATCTCTTCAAGTTTAACCCGCGCCAACTTCGCCAATTCGGGCGGGATTGATTGCACATCTTGATTGTTGACTATCGCCGGGACTGCGTAGATTAAGGCAATGTCAGATTTTGTGGGTAGCATAGCACAGAGAAGCATAGACAGTCCCCCGATCAAGACAATCCTCTTTGAGCGGACTTTCATTACCCAATCGCTGGCATCTTCTACAGTTGCCTGTACAAGAAGAACCACAAGTCCAACCACCAGTGAAAACGCTCCATACATGAACAACATAAAACTAATCGCATCCACTCTCGTAATCAGGTACATCTGAAAATGTGTCAATTCCATCATTCCACCTCATTAGATTGTTCAGTCCACACCACCGGCAACCGCCCCTTACCCATCACCAGCCACGACCGCGTGTTGTCGATATGGCAGAGTAGGAGCCAGTGATTCTTCTTCGCGTTAGCCCGTGCTTGCTTGACAAACTCAGGAACGTTGATCAACTTACAGTTCTTAACCTCGACCGACACCACCCGCCCGTCCGGTGATTGGCACACTAGGTCATCCGTGCTCAGCCCAGCGGTCGTGTCTGCTAGGATTGTCCAGTCGCGGGAGGTTAGCAGGTCTTTCGCTGCACGTTCGCCGCGTTTTCCTTTGTTTCTAGAGGACTTGCCCATCAGCCGATTGCCCTTGTCAGTTCAGACACAGCGATGTACAAATACTGGTCGATTAGGGCGAGGTGCCGCTCGTAATTCTCGATACAGTTCAGCGGCTTGTCCGGGACTCGCTTGGGGTTCGACCCTTGGGCCGATTTGAGGAAGCCGATTGCGCGATTGATTGCGTAGGTCAGTTCAGTGTTGCGCTGGTCGGCAGATGATTTCTTGGCAAAACGCTCATTGTCTCCGAGGCAATGAATGCACACGTCATCGCCGGAGAAGTCGGTATACATCAGGCTGTCGTCCCATTGGTTATTGCATCTTACACATTTTGATATTGGCATCTCACGCCCCCATCACGTTGTCGATAACGCTTGCCCTGT